AGCAATCCCGAAGGTGAGCAGACTTCTGAAGAAGTTCAATCCGAATCTAAGACCAGTGAAGGTGGTGAGGGTGGTGACTTCGATGACGGTCCTAATGCCAAGAGTGGTTTTGAAGATAATGAACTGAAGACGCAGGATGCCTTTAATGAAAAGTTGTCCAGTCTCAACGATCGTCGTGGTGGTGATTATCACTATGTTTCTCGTCCTAAACTGAAACTCGATCGTCTCATCACCAAGAACGACTACATTCACCACACCATTGGTAAGTGGTGGGAACAGATTGCAACTGATGGTTGCTTTGATGAAGTTGATGCTTTCTACAAAGACTTCAAGAAGTCTGCGCAGAAGGAAGTCAACTATCTGGTGAAAGAATTTGAGTGCCGTAAGGCAGCAGATGCTTACACCCGTGCCACTACTGCTCGCACTGGGGTGCTGGACTGTACCAAACTTCACACCTATAAGTTCAACGATGATCTCTTTAAGAAAGTGACCGTTGTTCCTAATGGCAAGAACCATGGTCTCCTGTTTATTCTTGACTGGTCTGGTTCTATGAACCAGTGTCTTCTTGACACTATGAAGCAACTCTATAATTTGATCTGGTTCTGCCGTAAGGTGAACATTCCTTATGATGTTTATGCCTTCACCATTGATAATCCTGGTTTCTTCCTTGATCCAGATGAACCCACTTATGTCATGGAAGAGAACTGCTTTGCTCTGCCTGAACGGTTTGGGTTGATGAACTTCTTCACCAGCAGTGTCAATAATGCTGAATCGGAGAAGCAAATGCTGAATATGTGGAGGACAGTGTGTGCTATCTCCAGTGGTCGGAACAAGTGGAAAGGTCGTCACATCTATACTTCTTATCCCCAACCCCCTTTCCTTGGTCTCTCTGGCACTCCTTTGAACGAAAGCATTCTGTGCCTATATGAAATCATTCCCAACTTCATCAAACAGCATGGTCTTCAAAATGTGAATTGTGTCATTCTGACCGATGGAGAAGCACAACCTCTTCACCGTCACTTCTGGTACAAGTATCAGATGAATGAAGGTGGTCGTTGGGGTATTCGCACTTGTGATAATGGCAACACTGTTTTGCGTGACCGTAAGACTGGTACTATGACTAAGTTTCCTTATGAATACTGGAAGTTTACTCAGGTGATGCTTGAGAACCTGAAACTCAACTTCCCCAATGTCAATCTCATTGGCATTCGTGTTGCTGGTAGTGCCGATGCCAAACGCATGGTTCGTATGCACTGCAACCACAACTTTGACAAAGTTGATCCTATCTGCGCTAAACTTACAAAAGAAAAGACAGTATCCCTTTCTGGTACTGGGTATGATTCTTATTTCTTGATTGTTTCTAGTGCCCTTTCCAATGATGCTGAGTTTGAAGTTGCCGAAGATGCAACCAAGAGTCAAATTCGTTCTGCCTTTAGGAAATCTCTAGCATCTAAGAAGATGAACAAAAAAGTTCTCTCAGAATTCATTTCAATGGTCGCTTGAGGAACTGCACACATGGGGGTCGTCAGATCCCCATTTCGGATTATAATGTATACATACCAATGAGGTTCGTAATGACCACCCGTTTGAACACCGAAAACCTTCTTGTCGAACTCCGTGGTTTGTACGGTAACAATGTTACTACTGCTGACCTGCGTGCTTACTGTGCCATGAACGGTGTTTCATATCCTACCGTGACCAAAAAACTTGAGGAATACAAAGATGGTCGTGGTAAATGGAATTTGACCGTTGCTGAAAAACTAGAACAAAACTATAACGCACCCTCTGCTTTGCCTGCTGTAGAACAAAATCTCATCCCTGAAAAAGATGATACCTTCGTCAAGTTTGGTAATTTTGCTGATCTTAAAAAAATTATTCAGTCCAATCTTTTTTATCCTACGTTCATTACGGGTCTTTCGGGTAACGGTAAAACGTTCAGTGTGGAGCAAGCATGTGCTCAACTGGGTCGTGAGTTGATCCGTGTAAACATTACTATTGAGACTGACGAAGATGATCTTATCGGTGGTTTTAGGCTTGTTGATGGGAATACTGCATGGCATAACGGTCCCGTCATCGAAGCACTTGAACGTGGAGCAGTGCTACTCTTGGACGAAATTGACCTTGCCTCCAACAAAATCCTCTGCCTTCAGTCCATTCTAGAAGGTAAAGGTGTCTTTCTCAAGAAGATTGGTAAGTGGGTCAAGCCTGCTGCTGGTTTCACTGTAGTTGCTACTGCCAACACCAAAGGTAAAGGTTCTGACGATGGTCGTTTCATTGGCACTAATGTGCTCAACGAAGCATTCCTTGAACGTTTTGCTCTGACTTTTGAGCAAGAGTATCCTCCCACTTCCATTGAGTCTCGCATCCTGAACAAGATCTGTGATGATGAAAAGTTCTGTGTTCATCTTGCTACTTGGGCAGACATTATCCGTAAAACTTTCAAAGAGGGTGGTGTGGATGAAGTTATTAGCACTCGTCGTTTGATTCATATCATCAATGCTTACAATATCTTTGGTGATAAAGTAAAAGCAATCACTCTTGGTTTGAATCGTTTTGATGATGAAACTAAGCAAGCATTCATGGGTCTGTATGATGCAGTGGATTCTGATGTTGACGTAAAGACGGAGGTTTGATATAATGACTAATGCTTGGAGTTTGCTTTATGATTACATGAATGAAGATGAATATCTGGCATTAGATAAAGCCTATGATGCCTATCTTGAAAATGTAAACACCTTTAATTTTGAAACTGCTGTACCTGTGAAACCAGAACAACAAAAAACAAAACCTAACTGGAAGTATCACGAAGATCTTACCATTAAAGAAATAGAAGATTATATTACTCGTACATATTCTGCCCACTACTCTTCTAAGATCCAAACTCTAGATCTTATTGAATCTGTGGGTGATGCTGAGGCATTCTGCCGCAGTAACATTCTTAAGTATGCCTCTCGTTATGATAAGAAAGGAAGTGCTAAAATGGATATCATGAAGATTATCCACTACGCAATTCTTCTCTACCACTTCTCTGGACAAAACAATGAAATTGAAACCCCCTATGAAACTTTCTGATAAGACTCTTACCCTGCTGAAGAACTTCTCTTCTATCAACCAGTCTATCCTGGTCAAAGAGGGTTCTAAACTTCGCACCATCAGTGTGATGAAGAACATCTTGGCAGAAGCAGAAGTCACCGAAGAGTTTGATCGTGACTTTGCTATCTACGATCTTGGTCAGTTTCTTAACGGACTTTCCCTGCACCAAAATCCTGAACTGGATTTCCAGAATGATTCCTATCTGGTCATTCGTGAAGGCAAGTCTCGTGCCAAGTTTGCCTTTGCAGATCCTAGTGTGATCGTCGCACCTCCAGAAAAAGCAATTAGTCTTCCTACTCAAGATGTTTGTTTCCAACTGGAAAGCAGTCAACTTGACAAACTGCTAAAGGCAGCACAAGTGTATCAACTTCCTGATCTTGCTGCTGTTGGTGAAGCAGGTGTAATCAAACTGGTTGTTCGTGACAAGAAGAACGACAATTCTAACCAGTTTGAGATCGTTGTTGGTGAGACTGATAAAGAGTTCACTTTCAACTTCAAAGTTGAGAACATTAAGATTGTTCCTGGTTCTTATGATGTTGTGATTTCAAGTAAACTTTTGTCACAGTTTACCAACAGTTCTTTTAACTTGAATTACTACATAGCTTTGGAACCAGACTCTACCTACAATGGCTAAGTGGGAAGTGAAATACATTTTACCCGAGTATGGAACAAAGTATTTTTACGGTGAGATTGAAGCAATCAATCAAGTAGAAGCAGGAAAATTGTTTAAGGCAATGGTGCCTAAATGTAAAATCATTGGTGGTGCTAAACGTCTATGAGACACATTTTGTTTACCCTTAAGGGGTGCTCTATGGTTCTTCTTGATGACGAGAAGTACATTAGAGATGTAGTTTACCATGCCAGTGTGAAGTGTCAGTCTACTTTGCTGGCACTCAACTCACACAAGTTTGAACCTCAGGGTGTCACTTGTGTGGCAATGCTTGCTGAAAGTCATATCAGCATTCACACTTGGCCAGAGACTGGTATGGCAGTATGCGATGTTTTTACCTGTGGTGACCATACCAATCCACAGGATGGTGTAGAATATATGAAACAGATGCTTCATGCATCTGATATTGTTTCCAACGAATTTGTTCGTCCACTTGAGTGAGTTTATGTCTCGTAATGAGTTTCTTTGGGTCGAGAAGTATCGTCCCAAAACTATTGATGAATGTATTCTGCCAGAGCAAACCAAAGAAACCTTCAAGGAGTTTCTAGAGAAGGGAGAGATTCCTAATCTGCTCTTGGCAGGTCCTCCTGGCATTGGTAAGACCACGATTGCCAGGGCAATCTGTGAGCAACTTAAATGCGACTATATTATTATCAACGGATCCGATGAAGGAAGATTTCTTGACACGGTGCGGAATCAGGCAAAGAACTTTGCTTCGACCGTCTCTCTTTCTGCTGACGCAAAGCACAAAGTCATCATTATTGACGAAGCTGACAACACGACCCACGA